TTCTTATTTGCTTCCCCCGTCTCCCCGGATTTGCACCTTTTCAGATTCCAGATTTCGTGGTATAATTACAGTAACCGGAAGTGGCAGAACGTAGTGATACGGGCTGTCGCTTTTTATTTCGTCGTCAGGCGGCCGGAAAGCGGCCTATTTCCCATTCTCGCTTTTCGGCGGTATAAATTATCGCTGGAAGTGAGAGGCGATTCTAGGGCGGTTTCTGAGCGTCTGACGCGCATTATAAAAGGAGCGGCCATGGAGATCATTCTGAAACGGGCATCCGACTTGATACCCTACGAGAACAACACGAAGAAGCACGACCAGACACAGATCGACAACGTGGCGACCAGCATCCGCAAGTTCGGCTGGCAGCAGCCCATCGTGATTGACGAAAACAACGTTGTAGTGATCGGGCACTGTCGCCTGCTTGCTGCGCAGCAGCTCGGCATGGAGGAAGTACCTGTGACCGTTGCCAGCGGCCTGACGGATGATGAAGTCCGGGAGCTGCGCATTGCCGACAATAAGAGCAACGAATCCCCGTGGGACTGGACAGCCCTTGAGCAGGAGCTTGCCGATCTGGATTTCAGCGACTTCGACTTCGGCTTCGATACTCCCAATAATGCCAACCTCGACGAGTTGTTCGCGCCGTCAGACGAGGAACCAAGAGACGAGGAACCCAAGGAAATTCAATGTCCGCACTGTAAGATGTGGTTCACGCCGTGAAAATATATATGGCGGGGGGGTATCTGGAAATCTGAAACCCTTCTGGCGATGCGTCTCCGCCATGCTCAAAGAAGGACGTGATTACAGAGAGGCGTTCGATGCGGCTATGAAGATTTTCCTCGCCGGGACGAAATCACGGCAGTGGATTGTGGAGGGGTATGCAGATTTATCTCGCCGGAATGAACGGGCTGCATCGGATAGTCAGCTCAGTAATATTCGGGGGGGGTATTCGATGAATGAAAATATTCCTTGCCAGCCCTCACACACTGAGCAGATTCAGTTGGAAGGACTATCATGCAACTGTTCCTTGCCGGGGTCGCCCCGTGGCGGTCGGGGGGGGTACGACCCTGTTATCATTGAGCATCGACCGTATATCCTCGAATCGTTCTTCTATGCCGATGCAGATACGGAGCGGCTGATTCCATACTACGGAGATTTCCTGCTTGACAGCGGCGCGTTTACGTTCATGCAAGGCAAAGGCGGTTCGCCCGACTGGGATGAGTACGTTGAGCGATACGCTGATTTCATCAACCGAAACAACGTCGAGAAATACTTCGAGCTGGACATTGATTCCGTGGTCGGGTATGAACGAGTAAAGCAGTACCGGCGAAGGCTTGAGAATCTGACTAACCGGCCCAGTATTCCGGTGTGGCACAATAATCGCGGTAAGGAAGAGTTTATACGTCACTGCGAGGAATACAACTATGTCTCGATAGGCGGTCTGGTCGGCGGAAGCGCAGAGTACTCGCAGAAGTACTGGAAATACTTTCCTTGGTTCATCAGCGAGGCGCACAGCCGTGGTGCAAAGATTCATGCGCTCGGATTCACTTCGCTGCTCGGAATCCAAAAATACCACTTCGATAGCGTAGATAGTACAGGGTGGACAACCGGGAATCGCTTCGGCTATCTGTATTACTTCGATGGGAAAACGATGCAGAAAAAAGATGCTCCGAGAGGTCATCGCATAAGCGATTCCCGCGCTGCTGCGCTACATAACTACACTGAGTGGATTAAATTCCAGAAGTATGCCGACAAGTATTTGTAACAGAGGGGGCTCCATGAAGAAAGTAATACTGTTATCAGGGGGAATTGATTCGACGACCTGCTTGGCGGTTGCCCGGAAGGACACATCGCAGGATGAGATACTGGCTATGAACTGCTTTTATGGCCAGCGCAACGTCAGGGAAATGCAGTCTGCACGCAGTATTGCGGAGCATTACGGCGTAAGGTTGATCGAGGTCGATTTGGCTGAGATTTTCAGCTACTCAAACTGCCCGATGCTGGCACATTCAGATCGCGACATCGACCATAGGCCATATAGTGTGCAGTCAGGCGAAACGGGCGGGCGATACCCCATCTCGTCGTATGTACCGTTTCGGAACGGCCTGATGCTCTCTGCGGCAGTTACTGTTGCGTACAGCGTGGGGGCATCGGAAGTTTTCTATGGCGCGCACGCAGACGATGCTGCCGGAAACGCTTACCCTGACTGCTCGGAGGCGTTTGTTAATGCGATGAGCGCGGCAGCGCAGGAAGGAACGGCTGGTAAAGTAAAGATTACTGCGCCGCTTGTCAGACTACACAAACACGAAATCGTCAGGCTGGGTACAGACCTCGGCGCGCCATACAGCCTTACATGGTCGTGCTATGAAGATGGCGATCACCCATGTGGCAAATGTGGCACCTGCATTGCCATTCAAGATGCCTTCAAGGCGAACGGCCTTGAATACCCAGTTAAGTGAATAATGCGGTACGCAATAACCCGCAATAAAAAACTACGGAGGTAATTACTTTGAATAACCTGATCATCATTTGCGAAGTCGTCTTTGTCTTTTCTGCCCTCCTGCTGTGCAAGAAACTGTTCGGGAAGTCCGGCGTGGTTGCATGGGTGCCGATTGCAACGGTGCTTGCCAATATCATTACTGCGAAAAATGCGGAGATCATCGGCCTGTCAACCGCCATCGGAACGGTCATGTTTGCTTCGACCTTCCTTGCCACTGACATTCTCTCCGAGTGCTACAGTATCGAGGACGCGAAGAAAGCCGTCAAGCTGGGGCTGTTCTCAGACGTCATTCTGATCGTGGCGACGCAGATTGCGCTTCTGTACAAGCCGAGCGCATTTGACTATGCTCACGACGCCATGAAGACCCTGTTCAGTCTGAACCTGCGTATCAGCATCGCTAGTGCGGTTATGTACTATATCGCCAATATGGCTGATATTTATATCTTCAATCGCATCAAACAAAGGACAGAAGGAAAGGCACTTTGGCTTCGTAATAACATCTCGACGATTCTTTGTAACTGTCTCGAAAACTTCGGATTTATCGGCATCGCCTTTGCAGGTATTTATGACCTGCAGACCATCATCACGATTGCGGTCAGCACATCTGTTATTGAGATGCTGGTTGCCATATGTGATACACCTTTCCTGTATATTGCAAAAAGAATCAAGGAATAATACTTTTATACTGTAAAGGGGTGATTGAAGATTGGTGCAAAAGGAAAGTACGAAGAGTGGTTAGAACCTGACAATCTTTTGATTTTAAGGGCGATGGCACGCGATGGTAAAAGCAAGGCGGAAATCGCTCAGAGAATCGGAATCAGGCGACAAACACTGTTCGACTGGATAAAGCGGTTCCCAGACATCGGAGACGCCCTAAAACGCGGAAAAGAGCCATACGACATCGAGATCGAGGACGCGCTGCATGATAGTGCAAAGGGCTACTATGTCACGGTTCGAGAGCCGATGAAGCTCAAGCGCGTCAAGCAGAAGCAAGGCGAAGGCCGCATCGAGGAGGAGTACGTCGAGTACGTCGAGAGACAGATTTACATTCCTCCACAAACAGCAGCGCAAATCTTTTACTTGAAGAACCGTAAGGCAAAGGACTGGCGCGAGAAGCGCGAAGTCGTCGCCGATGTGGCCGACAATGCGTTCCGCAACATGCAGACTATCGCCAGCCTGATCAACCACCCGGTGAAGTCGGTGGACATCGAGGATTTGGCGAAAGAAGCGCGGGAGGAGAACGATGAATGACCTTGCGCCGCTGTGCGACAAGCAAACGGAGTACATCCACCGCAGCTTGAAAAGCTGGCTCAATGTCGCGGAAGGCGGCAAGCGCGCCGGGAAGAACATCACGAACCTGATCTCGTGGGCGACGTCGCTTGACATCCACCCGGACAAGATTCACCTCGCCGCCGGTGTCTCACAGTCCGCCGCCATGATGAACATCATCGACAGCGACGGTTACGGCTTGGAGCACATCTTCGAAGGCCGCTGCCGGATGGGCCAGTACAACGGGCGCGACGCTCTGCTGATCAACACGCAGACCGGGGAGAAGGCCGTAGTCATCGCGGGCGGCGGCGACAGTCGCTCGGCGTCGCTCATAAAGGGCATGTCGCTCGGCACGGCGTACATCACCGAGGCGAATGAGTGCCACGAGACATTCGTTCAAGAAGTCATGGACAGAACGCTGGCGTCGAAGAAACGCCAGCTTTTCTTTGACCTCAATCCGAAACCGCCAGCGCACTGGTTTTACGCGGACATACTGGATTATCAGGATTTGCTCAAGCAGCAAGGCCGAAACCCCGGTTACAATTACGGCCACTTTACCATCGCCGACAACTGGTCGATACCGCGTGACAA